TAATTATATTACCATCTTGGCTAACATTAATATTATTATTGTGGGTCATAACAGAACCTTTAACACCAGTTCTATTAACTTCTTTACCCTTAGTAACTAAATATTTTACATAAATGTTGTCATCTGTTGAAGTCAAACCGATATCAGCAATATTCGGTTCACTAGCAAAACTTAATCTTACAGTTTTGTCAGAATTTGTATCAATAAGACAAACTTTAAATTTCTTATCAATTTGTTCATCTGGTGGTGTATTTACAATAGTTTCATTTAAGTAAATAGACTGGTCTTCAATATCATAAGTATTTTCAGGTTGGAAAGCATCAATTTCATTTGGACCTTTACCAACTTGGCACCAGCTATTCTTTCTACGATATACACCATTCTTATAAGCAAATGGGTCACGTTTACTATACCAGTTAGAGAATTCCAAATCATCAATATCATAGAACTGATTAGTATTACCAATTTTGTCAATATTTGCAGTTCCGATAATTTCAAATGTCTTACGTTCACCTTGGAAACAGCTAATAGGCACTGTATACTTTGTGCTATAATAAGAAATACCAGTCAATGGCATATAAATTGACTTTTCTTGAGGAACAGAGAAATAAAGTTCCTTTGACCAGTCACTAGATTGACCATTTGCAATATCTTCTCTTGTAAATCTGTAGCTATAACCACTATCGAGAATAAATTTATAACCGTTATAAACGAGGTCAGTATCATCTTGTGTAAAGAAGATTTCTGTTCCTTCTTTTAATGAACTAGGAAGTGGACCACGGAGGCGAATTCTTAATTCACAACGGGCTGGGACAGGTCTACGGGGATTATAACCAAGACCCTTAGCATGTTTAATAACACTAGAATCAAGGCGGGCAGTTGAGATAAATGATTCTTCTGCTGTTCTTTGAACATAGAAGTTGGTCATTTCTGTAACTGCGGCTATCATTTCCATGAACATACCATAGATTGTAGCACTTCCGATATTTTTAAATTTAGGATCAGAATTTAATCTGGCCTTGAAATCTTGAAGTAATTGCTCGTAAGTTACATTTAAATAATTCATGTTTTCTCTAATATATTAAGTTTCTTATTATTTATAGTTTTATGATGAAACAAAAAGGCTGATATATTTTTATAAATAATATAAAAGTATAACTATTTTAAGGAGATTATAATAATATGGCTAAAAATTTTGATCCATCTATGAGCGTCTGGGGTCAGCTTGCAAATCTTAGAGACCTTGCAAAGCAATATTTATTCCAGGTTCGCTTCTTATTCGACAGTGGTTCTCCATTAAAAGATATTCTTAATGCAGATGACTTGATGATTAGAGCTAGAACTGCTTCTATTCCTTCAAAATCATTTAATGAACTTGATACTCAGTATATGGGTACTAAGCTTCTTTACCCTGGTAAAGCTACCGTTAATGGTGACTTGGAAATCCAGTGGGATGAATTCCAGGATTTAACAGTTTCTGAAGCATTACATCGTTGGTCTAACCTTTTGATGAACCAAGGCTTCCGTGAAGATATCGGCGGTTCTACAAACTACACAACTGGTGGTGCATATTCTAACTTTGCTCCAGATTATTGTGCAACAGTAGACCTTGTATTGTTTGATTCTACTCTTAATTCACCGTTGCCGTTGAAGTGGAGAATGTATCGTGTATGGCCGAAGAACATTAGTAACTTCGGTATGGACCAGAACGCTGACGGTAAGGTTACTCGTTCTGCAACATTTAGTTACTCTACATTCGAAGTTATTTACAACGAAGGCAAATAATTAGAATTTAAATTAAAATGAAAGATAGGATGTAAAAAATTCTATCTTTTATTTTTTAATAAATAAAGAGTATAAAATATTGTGAATAATGTATCTGGATAATAATATTGTGAATATATTAGGCAAATTTCTTGATGAGCACGGTTATATAAAGCTTAATCAGTTTTTATGGGGTAAAAATGTAAAAACTGATATTGTAACTGGTAATATAATTTTAGTCGATTTGCTAAATAGCAAAATGTCAAAGATGAAAGTTGTAGATAAGTTTTTATGGATTAAAAAAGAACCAAAAGTTGAAATTGAATCTATAACATATAATACATTAGCTGAGTTTAAGAGTAATATTATAGAGAATGAGAAAACACAACTATTGTTTTTTAAGAAACAAAAAGAATGGAAGAATAGAAAATGACAGAAGCAGAATATAATCAATTATATGGCGAATACATGTATTGTGTAAGTCAGGTCGAAGCATTAAAAGCACAAATAATGAATTATGGTTATGCTTATGATGAACAGCATGGTTGGTATAATCAATATAATAGACCATTGAGTAAAGCACAACAAGATGATGTAAATGATAAAATTGATAAACTTAAAAAATATGTCGCTTATGTAGCGGAAATAAACAAAAAGAGTGGTAAATAACCACTCTTTTATTTTATACTTTATTTAATTTTAGAAACCTAAGTCATTTCCCTGGTCAGGATTTTCTGCACCACCTTCAGCTGCAGCAGCTTCTGTTTCTTCACGCATCTGCTTAATTTCAGATTCAAGCATTTTGTTATTAAGCAAGATATCCTGAGTAGACATACCAAGAATCTTCTCCATGAAGTATTGCTTAGAGAAAATCGGTTGCAATTCTTCAGAACCAAGCTTAGTATTAGAAGCAGTCGGAAGGAACTGAGACAATGTACCGATAACAGAACCGCGTTTTTCAGCTAAGTTCAAGTCACGCATACGTTCAAAGTCAGTAGCTGGATGCAAGTCGATATTATAAAGAGCCTTATCAAGGAATTTTTCCTTATAACCACGAACTCTCAAATGAACAAGATAAACTTGTTTAATAATATCAGCGAATCTTCTACGAAGTCTTCTATTTACTCTCTGGAACGAAACTTCTTCCATGTTAGCTTGTTCAATACCGACGTTGTAACTATTACCACCAGTTTCATCAGATTTCCATCTTGCTTGAGGAATAAACAAACCGTCCATGACTTGTTTCTGGAACATCCAGACGTCTTGGAGCTGACCATCAAAAGTAGAACCAGAAGCGAATGTTTCAACAGTAGAACCGTTACCAGAGTCATCTTTCTGGAAGAAGAAGTCTTCTGTCATAGCCTGAGTATTTTTAACAGAGTTAATCATACCAGTAGCATTGTCAATAGTCAAATTCTTACGATACTTGTTACGAATTTCCTGAACATAGCTAGCAGCATCAGAACGTGGCATACGACCAGTGTAAATGTTAAATACACGGTGTTCAGTAGCACGAGTAATTCTGTAAACTGTTAAAGCATCTTCAATATTTCTTAATTGGTTCAATGGTCTGATAGAACGTTCCAAGTGACCACGAATATCATTTCTATTAGTCCAAACAAGCGGATATCTAGCATAAGCAATCTGGTTCGGCAAGAACTTTCTTACTTCAGATGTCTTATCTTGCTGTTGGTTGAAATAATTAATGTTCTGGATATAGCCATTGATATTATCAGAATCCTTGTCGTAAATAACAATCATGGCATAAGGAGCAAGAGTGTTAATACCAACAACTTTGTCACCTGCATCATTAAGGCAGATTTCCCAGAAAAGTTCTGCATCAACGAGCCATTTATAATAATAATCCCAAATATTTTCTTTACCGATTACACAATCGATAATATAATCGAATTCCATTTTTAAAGCTGCGAATTCAGTTGCACTAAATTTGCTCTTGAATGGTTCTTCGATATCAAACATAGCAACATTACCAAGCGGGTCTGGGCATACAGCTTCATCGGACATAATATTAAGTGCTTTACCGATGAGCGGGTACATAGCCATAGAACGATACCAAGAAACTTTCTGGTATTTGTTGGTAAATAATGTTTCAAAAACAATGTTATTTTGGTCATAAGGTTGGGCTGGGTCTACATATCCTTGATTGTTATATGCATTAGCCAATGACGACCAGTCAATAGTATCTTCACCTTTACCGTAAGAATTTCTTGCGGCTTCTCTTTGGCGAAGTTCACTGTGTTCGGGAGCTGTTTTTAAAAATTCAGATGAGAATGGGTTTAAAAAAGATAAATTCATAATTATTAGACCTTAATTTTTTGTTTTATTTATAATATTTATATATTAATCTTGCAATTTGTGAAAATTAAGCCGACTCTTCTATAAATAATTATATACAAATATTTCGTGAGTGAGTGAAACTTTTGTTTATTAATGTTTATTTATGTTTATAGGAGAAATTATTTATGGCTAAATATTCTACGCCAGGTATCAGATTTACCGAGATTGATAATTCAATCCGTACAGAATCATTGCCAGGTATGGGCATTGGCGCTATCGTTATGAAGTCCAACAAAGGACCGGTTAACCAGCGTGTTGTTACCAGAAACTACAATGAATTTACGGAAATTTTCGGTGAGCCTGAAACTTTGACTGACTACGGTCATTTCGCTGCTGAAAACTATTTTGCAAATTCTACGCAGCTTTTCTCTGTTCGTGCAACAATGGGTGACGAACAGTATTCGCAGATTCAGTTCACTTATAATGGTGCACCTGTAACTGCACAGAACACATCCAATGACACAGCTAAGTTGCTTTATGTCGATAACCAGGGTGATAACAATCTTCGTCTTTTGGATCCGCTCGATAAGGTTACAAACTACACTAGCTTGATTTCTGGCGGTGACTGGACAGAAAACGCAGACTCTGTTTCTGGTTTTAGTGTTAAGCAGAAGGCATATTATGGTGAATTCCATGACATTATTTCTGAAAGCGATGACTTGATTATCTTTAAGTCTAAGAATGATGGTTGGACAGGCAATATTGCTGAAGAAGGTTATCACGTAATCTATCCCAAGAAGGTTGATTTTGAAGGTAATG